GGCATGTGCATCCGTTCGTGATCACCGCCCTGGCCCTGCTCGGCGTGACGCCGCCAGGGGTCGGGGTCCTGAATGGTCTGGACGATGTAGCCGCGCTTTACGGCGTCACCGCGACCGGGCAGCAGTCCTCGCGGGCGTGGCAACTGAGAAGCGGAGACCCGATGGCTGGCACGATCATGGCCGCTGGCATCACGACCGAGGATGTCCGCCGCGCCTACTACGAGCAGCCGTCCACGTCGTTTGCGATGTGGATCACGGAGATGCAGCTTGACCCGCCGATGCTGATCGTGGCCGATGAGTCCACGAACAGCATCTACCGGGTGCCGGTGACGATCAAGGGCGGGGAGATCAGTTTCGGGGACCCGGTGCAGGTCGTGGTCGAGTACCAGGACGTGCCCGCGACCAAGGCCGCCCGCCAGGTGGTGACGTTCGCCAGCTCCGAGGAGTCGAGGGCGGGGGTGGCCGCCCAGTCGTGGGACGGCGGGCAGGCGCAGAAGAACCTGGGCACCGACCCGTCCCAGTCGGCGCTGAACAAGATGTATGCCCTGCCGGCCGGCACCAAGTCCGATTCCAAGCTGCCCCACCACGAGTGCAGCACGGACGGGACGGTGGGCGCCGCCAACGACACCGCGTGCTCGGCGGCCATCGCCGCGATCAACGGGGCGCGGGGCGGTCTTAAGGGCGTGTCCGCCGCCGACCTGAAAAAGGCGTACAACCACCTGGCCGCCCACCTGCGCGCGGACGGCAAGGAACCCCCCGACTACACCGGGCCGTCCGCGGCCGGTGGGCTGGAGCGGCTGCGGGAAATCGTGGCCCTGGTCAAGGCCCAGGCCGGTGACAAGGCCGATGATGACGTGCGGTCGCTGATCGCGTCGCTGGACGCCACCCTGGACGAGGCGTCGGGCCTGACCGCGTCGGTGGACCGGGCGTCGGTGGACGCGGACGTGGGTCAGGCGCTCGACCTGATCACCGCCGCCGAGGCGATAGCCGACGAGCTGATGGAGATGCTGGGGATCACCGACCCCGACGACGAGGGCGACGACGTGGCCGCGTCGCGGCGGGTGTCGGCCCGGCACGGCGCCGACCCCGGCGCCCAGGTCACCCACACCCACGCCCACTCGGCGTTCGGTGCCCAGGGCGACGACGCCACCCACGAGCACGAGCACACCCACGCGGCCGGGACGGCCACGCACAACCACCACGCCCAGGCAAAGGGCGGGCAACCGAGAGGAGCGGCTGAAGTGGACTTCACCGCCGAGCAGTTGACGGCCCTGCGCGCGAAGCTGGGCAAGGCCGAGGACGAGGAGATCACCCCGGACGAGATCATGGCCGCGCTGACCGCCGAGCCCGAGCCGGGCGCCCCGGTGGCCGCGAAGATGCCGGACGGCGTGGTAGCGATCGACGCGGACGTGTGGGAGGCCACCCAGCGGCGTATCCGCCAGGGGGAGATGGCCCGCGAACGGCAGCTCGTGGCCGACCGGGACAAGGAGATCACGGCCGCGATCCGGGCGGGCAAGTTCTCCCTGGCCCGCAAGGAGCATTGGGAGCGGCTGTGGGCGTCCGACCCGGAGGGCACCCGCGTGGTCCTGGCGGGGCTGACCCCGGGCGCGGTCCCGGTCCAGGACATCGGCCTGCCGGGCGGCCCCGAAGATGAGCTGCTCGACCAGGAATACCGTTCGATCTTCCCGCCCGACTACAAGCGCGAGCCCGCGCCGTAACCCGCCATGGCTGACTACACGCCCGTTTTTATCGAGGGCGAGATCATCACCCTGACCGCCGGCGCGGCGGTCAAGGGCGGTGACCTGCTGGTGGTCACGGGTAACAACACCGTCAGCCCGTTCACGCCGGGTGCGAACCCGGCGTCCAACTTCGTCGGGGTCGCCTCGTCCGACCAGGCGTCGGGGGCGCGGGTGGCGTTCTACTGCCGGGGTCCGGTGCACGAGTCCATCGCGGACGGCACGGTGACCGCCGGGGACCAGGTGTGCACGGCGACCAACCCCAACCGGCAGGTGCGGACCGCGCCGCCGTCCTCGACCCCGGCGACCGAGCCCGCCGTCTACTCGGCGGCGTCCACGGTGCTGGACGTCAACGCCGCCCGGTCGGTGATCGGGGTGGCGCTGGCCACCGTAGCGGACGGCCAGAAAGTCCGCTGGATGATGCTCGTCTAAGAGAGGGGCCGGGGACCATGCCCGACTACACGCCCGTCAACTCGTCCGACTCGCTGCCCAAGACCAGGACGGCCGGCGCGGCGATCACCGGGGGCCAACTCCTCGTCCCGACCGGTGACGGGGTGCTGTCCCCGTGCACCGCGAACACGCAGCGGGCGACCGCCGTCGCCGCCCATGACGCCCCCAACGGCGGCCGGGTGACGGTGTGGCCCCTGCCGACGATCATCCACGAGTCGGTGAATAACAACGCGGGCACCGTCGCCGCGGGTGCCCCGATCACGGCGGGCGCGGCGGCCGGGGTTGACACGGGCGCCCTCGGGGCGACCGCCGCCGCCGGCACGCTCATCGGCATCTGCACGAGAGGCGCCGCAACGGGCGCCAAACTCCAGTGGATCGGCATCTGAGAGGGAACCAACGCCATGCCTGACTACCAGCCCGTCAACGCCGCCGACTCGCTGCCGTTCACCAAGACGGCAGGCGCGGCCATCACCGGGGGCACTCTGGTGACAATCAGCGGTGACAACACGGTGTCGCCGTCCACGACCGGGGATCACTCGGTGGGCGTCGCCGCCCACGACGCGCCCAACGGGGGGCGGGTGTCGGTGTGGCCGCTGTCGGGGGTGGTTCACGAGATCGCCCCGCAGGGCGTGGTCGCCATCACCGCCAATAACCCGGTGATCGCCGGGACCACGGGGCTGATCAACACCGGCACCCTGGCCACCGTCGCCGCCGCCGGCACGCTGCTGGGGATCTGCACCCGGGGCGGCACCGGGGGCGGCACCCCGCCCAAGGCCCAGTTCATCGGCACCTGACCCAGGATGCCGCCAGCACCAAGAGAGCCCGTCAAGGGAACGTAAGGAGTGAGACCAGATGCCAGGTTCGTACCCGGCGCCGCCACCCACCTTGTCGGGTGACCTCGAAACCATTAGCCGGTTCCTGCAATCACCGACGCAGATCCGCCGCCGGCTCCGCGACTACCGCGACCTGCGGTTCGTGGCCGACCAGCTCCTGACGCAGCGGTTCCGCACCAGCGGCGGCGCGGCGCTGTACGAGCTGTCGGAGCCGTTCGTCACTGACCGGACGGTGGAGGCTGTGGGACCGGGCGCGGAGTACCCGTTCGCCAACATGCCGACCGGCACGGCCGGGATCTCCTCGGTGTCCAAGTGGGGCCAGAAGGTCCGGGTGACGGACGAGGAGATCGCGCGGAACGTCTACGCCGGGCAGACCATCGACCGGTGCCTGCGCAAGGTCGTCAACTCGGTGATCCAGCAGGTGGACGGCACGGCCATGTCCGCCATCGCCTCGGCGGTGACCAACCACACCACCGCGACGGTGTCGTGGGCGACCGCGGCGACGCGGACGATCTTCCAGGACATCCTGCTCGCCAAGGCGTCGATCTACGCCCTCAACCTGGGGTACAAGCCCGACACCGTGGCCGTGGATGACACCCGGTACGCCTACATGATGTCGGACACCAACATCACCAACGCGCTGCGCCGCGAGACCACCGACAACCCGATTTACACCGGGTCGATTGAGGTCATCGCCGGGCTGGTGATCGTGGTCTCCCCGAGCACGCAGGTCGTGACCCACCCGTACGTGATGGACTCCACGCAGCTGGGCGGGATGGCCGACGAGATGGACGACGCCCCCGGTTACGCGATGTCGGATCTGGCGGTGCAGGTCAAGTCCATGCGGCTGGACGCCAACGACGCCTGGGACCTGCAGGGCAGGCGCAAGACCGTGCCCATCGTGCAGGAGCCCGGGTCCGGGGTTTACATCGCCACCGCGTAGGTGTGCCCTACAGCTACCCGGCCGCGCCGCCCTCGCTGGGCGACCCCGGGGGAGGAGGAATGATGGCGACCGAGCCGACGATGTACCGGGTCACCGCCCCGTATATCACGGTCAAGACGATGACCCCGGACGGGATGCAGATCCGGGGCCTGCACGCCGGTGCCCCGGTGCCGCTG